TGATTTAGATTTCACTCATCCTATATTGATTTGATTTAATAAAGTCGTAATAAGTACCGATATAGTTATCGTCTTCGAATATTTGAGGAATAACATTTGTACTTATATTCTGTTCACGGAGTATATCATAATACTTTTTCATTCCAATGTCAAGGAATTTATACTCTCCATACCATTTTTCTGCATATTGCTTTGCCTTGTCGCAGAATGCGCAAGATCTTGTTCCATAAATGTAAATCACGGCTTGGGTGTTTCTTCTTTCCATTTATTAATGAAGTCTAATATCTTAGCTTGAGACCATTCTTTAAAAATCTCAGGAGAATTATCTTCTGCGAATAATTGTAATACCTTTTCAGTATCAACTAAATCCACATTTGTAATTGTTTCACCTAACCATCTTTGACTGAATTCTTTTACTTCTTCAGTCGTCACAGCGTCAGACGCCCATTCTTTAGCAAGCTTATCAGTTAATTTAACTTCTTCGTTCCAAGCTTGCATTTCGCTCTTGGGTACAACATATCTTTGTTTAAAAACAGATATCGTATCTACCACAACATATTCACTTTTCATAATTACCTCTAAATGTATAAAAGTCCAATTAGGAATCCAATGTTAAGTCCTATTGAACACGCCAAAATAAAATCTTTATTGAACTCGTCCTTTTTCTCGACGAACTCTATCGTTGTATGCTCCTGCTGCCATTGCATCAGCTGCGTCCTCTACGGCGCTTGGCTTAATTTGTTTCCTGTCAGCAATTGGAGCGCCTATTTCCCTAGCATAAACAGTCTTACCCTTATCTGGGCTTTCGTATATCATTGCCATATTATAGTTCTCCTACACAAATTGATGTATTGTCCAAAAGGACAACAGCATAAATCCAAATACACAAAGTTGTATCACACTTGCGTATGCTGCTTGTTTCATTGGATGAATTTCAGTTAACTTTTCAACAATTGATTCATCAGGTGAAAGGTTAACCGCCTGGAGGATTTTCTCCTCAGTACTTTTTGTCATTATCTAATCTTCTCAATATTTTATTAATAACGTTTTCTGCTTCCGGATATTCGTCCATCATATCTACCACTTTGTCAATTATATCCAAATCTTGTAACATATCGTTTCTTCTTTCAAGCCAGGCTTTCTGTTGTTCGTATGCTCTACGTTCTTGCTCAAGATAATGCATATCATGTAACTTTTTAACGAATGCATTAATGCGCATCCATTTATGATAGTCTATGTGTCCGTCTTTATCGAACGGTAGTTTATCGTTATCTCCACTCATATATCTATTTATTTAAATAAACCTATTTTCTCTCCAGCTTTTATTCTACGGTCATATTCTTCCGGTGTGTCTGGAAATCTAAAGCCCCAGTATGCACCAAATGCCATAAAGGAACCAGAATACATTATTGCTTTCCAATTACCTGTGAACACAATCATCAGTAATAAGGCAAATGCCATAAAGCCTAACATTGTGTATTTTGCTTTTCTTGGAAATACCTTTTTGGTTTCCCAATTTGTTAAAAACGGACCAAACAGTTTATGATTGTATAACCAAGTATGCATTCTATCTGAACTCTTAGCAAAGCAATACGCTGCGAATACGGCAGGAATACTAAAAGGAATACCTGGCATCACTACACCAATGTAAGCAACTCCTAAACTTAAAAATCCTAATCCACCCCACAATAATTTTTTTATATTCATATTTTTCTTCTATTTAATGTTGTTGTTAATCCGCTGCGCTTTTCTTCGACTTCCATGTTCATTACTTGGGCTTCATCAACTAAAGGTGTAGCAGGACGTTCGCGGTCTCTTTTGAATGCTGCAGTTGATACAATCAACAACATAATCGCAAGAGGGTCAAATACAAAGATGATAGTTAAGATAACCCAACGAACAGCATTATCATACATTGATTCTGCTTCTTCGCCGTATATCATATCAGCAATATATTTTACAGGACCTAGTTCAGCTTCTTGTTCTAATTGTAATCTCTGAATAGGCATCTTCTGTTCGTTTAAAGAAACAATCTCTCCAACCAATATATCTATATCAGCATTGATATTATTTCTTTCTTCTGTTTGTACTCGGTTCACATAATTACGATCTTCAGGTTTACTTGTTTGTAATACATAATCTAAATTTTCTAATCTTCCTGTAAGATTGTCCAATTGTAATTGCTTACCTTCTAACCTCTTGTCAACAATACTTGCTTCAAGAGAGTAACTATCTGATGTGACTGCGCTGTCAATATGAGCTTTGGAAAGGAATCCAAATATACCCATACTTGTAATTAACATAAGTACCACGACAGCGGTGGTGAAATATGCTCGGACTAAATTATTGATTCTGTCCCATTCATAATGGAGCCAGGCTGCTGATACAACTTTACCAAATTCTAATATACTTGCCATGAAAGCAATTGATAAAGCAGCACCACTGAATATTGTCATCAGTCCTATAATACTAAAATACGCAGCTGTTCCTGCGAGTGATAATGATGTAAATAGTGTTAACCACTTCATGTTATTTCTCTAAATGTTTCTTTCAGAGCAAGAACTAAATTTTCCATCATACCATTGGTGTGAAGTGGAGTTGGTGTAATTCTAAGCCGCTCTGAACCCACATCGACTGTTGGGTAATTAATAGGCTGAACATATATTCCATAATCGTTTAACAACTTATCTGACATAATTTTGCATTTCTTTGCATCTCTTACCATAACAGGTAATATATGAGTACAACTATTTTGGTGTAATTCTATTTCATTTTCTTCAAATAACTTTCTTAGTGTGTTTGCTCGTTCTTGATGTTGTTCTCTTAATTCATTATGTTCTTTTAAATAACGAATTGAAGCAATTGCTCCTGCACACATAACAGGACTTAAACTTGTCGTAAAGATAAACCCTGAAGCTACAGACCTAATAGCATCGAGGACAATACTATCACCAGCAATATAACCACCGTGACAACCAAACGCCTTTCCAAGTGTTCCATTTATAATATCTACTCTATCGGAGAGTCCTAACTTTTCGCAGTACCCAGCTCCTGTGTCACCATAAAGTCCTACTGCATGAACTTCATCAATATATGTAATTGCATTATACTTATCAGCAAGATCACATACTTCTTTAATTGGTGCAACATCTCCATCCATACTATATACGGATTCAAATACAATACACGGAACTTGATTATTCATTTGCGCTGTTTGTAACGCAAGCTCAAGATCGTCCATGTTATTATGTTCCCAAATAATTTTATCTGCTCGAGAATGTTTAATACCCATAATCATTGAAGCATGATTTTTATTATCAGATATAAAACAAATATTTGGTATAATACGACTTAGTGCAATTAATGTCCATTCATTAGCAACATAGGCAGAAGTAAATAATAAACCTTTTTCTTTTTGATGAAGGTCAGCTAAAACATTTTCAAGAGTAACATGATAATGAGAGGTACCGCCGATATTGCGAGTACCCCCACTACCACTTCCTGTTTTCTCTAACGCAGTTGCCATCGCATCGATGACATACTTGTTTTGTCCTTGACATAAGTAATCATTAGAACACCAATTGACAATTGTCTTAGGTGAATATTTAGAATACCATGTTGCTTTAGGAAAGTTTCCCCTCTCCCTTACAATGTCGTTAAAGACTCGATACTTGCCTTCTTTTTTGAGAGTATCAACTACGTCTTGAAAGTATTTCTTGTTTATCATTTCTACGCCTTAAGCTGCGTAGGCATCATCCCAGTTTCCTGATAATCCAGCAACCTCATATTCGGTTACACGATTTTCAAAGAAGTTTGTATGGTCGGCACCATTTAGTACCCATTCTAACCAAGGTAATGGATTTTCTTTAACCTTGAAATTAGTTTTCATGCCTAACTGTAATAATCTTCTGTCTGTTATATACCTTATATATTGTTTTACTTCGGATTTTTCCAGACCATCAATTTCACCCATCTCGTAGGCAAGGTCAATGAACTTATCTTCAAGATTTACAATGTCTTTTGACATTTCATAAATTTCTTTTTTGAACTCATCGTCAACAACACGACTATGTTCTTTTACAAATGCTTTAAACAATTTAGAGTTACCTTCAACGTGAATTGATTCGTCTCGTATACTCCATTCAACTACTTTACCCATACCTTTCATTTTACCGAAACGTTGAAAGTTAAGTAACATAACGAAAGAAGCAAATAAAGCAACACCTTCGTTAAATACAGATTTTGCTAAAGCAAGACCAAGACCACGTAATGTTGCATTGTCTGCCTTTCTCATATAATCAATCTTATCTGCCATTTCAGAATATTCCAAGAATGCATGATATTCAGAATCAGGCAAACCTAGTGTTTCATTCAACAATGCATAAGCTCTTTGATGAATACCTTCTCGAGCAGCAAACGATCCTAACATATTACGAATTTCATTATTCTTAAACTTAGGAATAAATTGGTCGTAATAGTTTTGACCTACTGCTACATCTGATTGTGTAAACAGTCTTAATACATTTGTAATATAATCTTTCTCAACTGGTGTAATCTTTCCACCTTTCCAATCTGCTACGTCTTCAGACAAATCAAGTTCATCTTCAATCCAATGAGCCTTTTCATGTCTTGTTGTAATTTCAACAGCCCAAGGATAATGAAACGGTTTATATGTTTCACTAAACTCTAAAAGACCACCTTGTTTCTTTACAAGTTTATCTGAGATTGCCATCAAATCATTATATGTACCGATATGCTCATCGTTAATAAAGATCTGAGGTACTGACCTTACTTCTTTTCCATTACTAAATTTTTGATAAAATGCCAATCTTTGTTCTTCGTCATCTAATACAACTTGTGTATATCCGAATCCGTGTTGTTTAAACCATGCCTTTGCCTTTTCACAAAAAGGGCAATTTGATTTGGTATAAATTAATACTTCCATTTTCTTTCCTACTTTTCTATCATCCTTCACAGGCGATACACTCATCTTGTTGTTCCTCCGAGCCGTTGCTGAACTTAATTGAGTTTGGGTTAATAATATCATCTAACTTTTCGCGTTCCACTTTTTGGGATACGTTTTCTGCACGATTAGATGTTTCTGTTCTTAAATAATATAATCCTTTACACCCTTGCTTCCATGCTTGATAATGGGCTTCGTGTAATTCTTTCTTTGTTGCTCCAGCTGGGAAGAAGAGATTAAATGATTGACCTTGACATAGGTACTTTTGTCTATCTCCTGCTAACTTAACTAAGGCTAACTGATTTAATTCAATTGCTGTTAAGAATACTTCTTTTACGTGGTCATGTAAAAAATCTAGGTGTTGCACTGAACCACCGTTTGTAATAATGGTTGACCATACGTCATCTGTATTCTTACCAATTTTTTCCAATTCTGCTTCGAGATATGGATTTTTATTTAGGTGACTTCCCACCCTTGTTCTAGAAGTAAATGCATTTGCTTTCCAAGGTTCAATACTTGGTGAAGTGTTTACAATCATAGAACTATTTGCATTAGGTGCAATTGCTAACATATGAGCATTACGACGACCTGTTCCTTTCATATCAGGAGCTTCACCTCGACGCTTACCCATTTCTAAAGTAGCTGCTAATGATTCTTCTTTAATATGTTTAAATATTGCATCATTAATACCGACAGCTTGTTCACAGTCAAATGGTACCGAATGTTTTTGTAGATACGAATGAAAACCCATCGCACCTAAACCTAATGATCTTTCTTGTGTTGCTGAAAATCTTGCTTTACTAATTTCATCTCCTGCATTATCAATAAAGAATTGTAATACATTGTCTAGGAATACAATAAGGTCTTTAACCATTGATGTTCCTACCCACTCATCGTACTTTTCTAAATTAACAGAAGATAAACAACATACTGCTGTCCTTTCTTCAGAGGTCACTAAATGAATTTCATTACATAGGTTAGACCCCTTAATGGTTAAACCCATTGCTTTCTGTGCATCAGGTAATGCACGGTTTGCCGTATCAATGAAGTTCATGTATGGCTCACCAGTTCTATATCTTGTTTCTAAAATGAGTTCCCATAACTTACGAGCGGACATTGTTTCACGAACAGATTTATCATTAGGGTCTAGTAAATCCCATTGAGCACCTGCCTCTACTGCTTCCATAAATTTATCTGTAAGGTTAACCGCATGGTGTAAATTTAAATTTTTACGATTCACGTCACCTGTAGGTATACGCATATTAATAAATTCTACAATGTCAGGATGGTCAACATCCATATAGGCTGCATAAGAACCTTTTCTAGTTCTTCCTTGACGATAAGCAACCATGTCAGCATCAACTGTATGTAAGAAAGGCATAGGACCTGGAGCCTTTTTAGATACTGCACGAATATCAGACCAATGACCACCTACTCCACCACCTTTAACAGATAACCATCTTAGCTCTGCGGTATGGTCTATGAGACCGTCTAATGTGTCTGGTACATAGGTAAGAAAGCAACTGATTGGTAATGCCTTGGCTTTTTCTCCTTTTAGTGGTGCATTTGAAAGCACAGGAGATGCATACATAAACCAACCTTTAGAAACATAGTCGTAAATTCTTTGTGCAAGTTTTAAATTACCACCACAAAAAGCAACTGCTGCACGAGCAAAAGCCATCTGAGGAGACTTTTCATCTTCTCTACAATAATAATCTTTTAAGAGCTTAAACGACTGCTCAGATAATTCCTTATCTCTTTTTGTTTCTATTTCTATACCTAAATGCTGCATTCTCTGCTCCTATTATTATTCTTGTAAATATTCTTGTGATAAAGGAAATATTTTAGATATTGCCTCAGCAACTGCACGTGCGAGTTCAATGTGTTCAAGTTGTGTACCATTTCCACTTCGTAATTCAATATAATGAATCCATGATCTTAATGTACCATTTACATATAATCTTGAAACTGTATTTCCTTCAGGCAACACTGCTCTTGCTTGTTCTTTCGCAATACCTTTATCAATTGCCCAGTTATATAATTCTTTTGCTTGACGTATAAATGCTAATTGCTTCATACGAAAGTCTTCGTTAATTCTTCGATGTTGTTCATCATCCCAATCTACAGGGATTGAGTTTTGTCTATTCTTTGGATCTTGTAATCGAGCTTCACGTGGCACAAATTCTAAATCTTCAGTTGGGTCAGCATATCTTTGACTGAACTCCTGAAAAGAAAAAGAACGATGTCTTAGTAATTGGCGTGCAATATCTCGTGTCGTTTCAATTTCCAAACAAGCACTCACCATTTCAAATGGAGACCAATGCTTATGTTTAGCAAGGTACTTCAAAAGTTTTTCAGATGTTTCTTTATTGTTTTGATTATTAGGATTGCTTACTCTCGCACAATAAGCAACTAAGTCCTGAGCTGATTCGTTGTACTCAGGGGATTGACTATAACTAATCAATTTAACCTTCATTATCTATGTCCTTCTCCATTGTTGAAATTTCAATTTAGCCTCTAAACCTTTATATGTAATTGTTCTCATTAAACTCTCAACACAACTAATTTTACCTGAGAGTACCATTTCATTAATATCCTTTCCTTCAATATCATTAGGCCATATTACAATACTATGACCTGCGTCAATTAACTTTTCCATTCTTTTATGAATCTCTTTATTTCGAGGTTCAGCGTCAAAGACAAAGACTGCATTCTCCACATTTTCAAGTGCGTTAGTACCACCGTCTGCTCCAGCCATCGCAACTGCATTTGATAAAAACATACTATCCAACGCACCTTCGACAACATAATACTTTTCTTTAAAGTTTACTTTGTCAAGTCCAAATATTTTAGGTACATCATCAAACATGATAGTAATATACCTTAGCCCGTCTGGGTCAAACCCTCGAGCTGCGACTCCGAAACATTTTCGGTCTTTGTCTAAAAAAGGAATAACTAAGCGAGGCTCGTCTTTCTTTACGTTCTCAAACTTATTTGGAATGATTCCGTTAATCCATTCTTTAAATCTTGGGGCGAAGTAAAGACGGTAATGGTGCTTAGTAGGAATACTCCTTTTATCTATATATTTCTTTACTGGGTGATTATAATCGAGTTGACTGATTTTTTTTAAGTTTTTTAACACATCTCTGTGAGAGAAATTTGGTTGCTCAAACTTCGTCTTCTCTAGAGTTGATGTTTCTGTTGAAATCGTATTATTGGCTTTACCGATAAATTTTTCGGCAACATAATCATTATATGCTAAAGGGTCGACCACCTTGAGAAAATTGGAAAAGGAATGACTTGCTCCACAATTGTGACAATAATAGAACAAGGAGTTGTCTTTCTCAAGGAGCCAACCACGAGCTTTTGATTTGGATTTTTTTGAATCACCGCATATAGGACAACGAAAGTTGATTTTCATCGGAGAGCGGTTTGTAATCTTGTATCTGTCCAATCGCCCTGCTAATTGCTGGGCATACTGAATCTCCACAAAGTCAAGCATAATATAAAATCCAAATGTTTATAATTTAATCGTTGCGACTATTATAATACAATTTGTGCAGGATGTCAATGGTTATTTCTGAAATATTACAGAAAGGTCAGCATAATTTAATATGAAAGTAATAATGGCAAATGCTCCTAACATCCACCACTTCAAATTTTCAAGTGATCTAATCTGTTGTTCTTGTATGGCCACTTTATCTTTAACGTCACGTACTATATTATCAATAATTGCTAAAGTTTCATTATGTCTTTGTTCATGAGCACGCCTTGTTTCTTCTGCCATTAAACGATGCTGTTCTTTACCATCAGTCATGGCGGATAGCATCTCTTCTTTAAAGGCCTGCTTATATTCGTCAAGTTCTTCTTTCATGGCAAGCCTTGCTTCCATGTTCATTCGACGTTGGTCTTGTAATCTTTCATCCATAAATTCTAGTTTGGATTGAAAGTTCTCCATAATCTGTGCCTGCACTGCCAAGGACTTAGCAATATCTTGCATTCCTTCAACGGCATCATCCACTTTATCAAAGAATTTTCCAATGGATTGAATGTCTTTTTTGATTAAAGCAATGTCGGTCTTAACGTGATTAAGGTCGTCAGACATATTTACTCCAGTTATATGGTTATTATATCACAGAATCCATTATATGTCAATGGATATTTATAATTAAGAAGGTACGAATTTAAGATTAAATCAATTATTATCTGATTTATTTTGAATCGCAATACCCGCCGCGGGTTCGTCGTCAATAGTTACATTTCGATAATATACAATTACTTCTCCAAGCTCTCGTATATATCTTCTAAGTTCTTGCGTATTCTTTGACATCAATTGATAGTCTCCAACAGTCATTGCTACAAACACCACATCACCGTTGTTCTTCTTTTTCATGTCGTCAAGGAATTTGTCAAGGTAAGTGTAACCTACGGGCCAGTCAGGGTTATCGCGCTCTTCAAGAGAACAGTCCTTTGGCCGTTTAAATTGCTCAACACCTTCGTCATTAAATTTTGGAGGGTCGTATTGAATTGTAGCTTTACACGGATTTGTAATAACCGCTTCAGATACAACATACCATTTAGGATCGTTTAATTGAATAGGACGTGGTAGTGTCGGTTGAATAATCTCAATCTTAATTGGTTTAGTGACAATCTCAACTTCTTTAGTACCAAATAGATTACCTAAGGTACTACAACCGCTAAGGAACGTCAGGAGCGTCAAGCTCGCTAATAGCTTTGCTGTCATTCTCTATGTCCTCAAATACTGCGGCAGTACCATTATTGAATCTTATTTCCATAAGACCAGGTTTGGCAACTGCAAGTTTGTCAAAATTGTGTCGAGCAAATATAGCAAGGTACTGGTCCTTCTCTTGCTCTATTTGATTATAATTACGTTGAAGATTAGATAACGATTGTCCTTGTCTTTCAAAAGATTCTTGCAGAGCAGCCATTGTTGCCTTCTGTTCTTCAACAGCAGCTTCGAGTTTTACTGCATTCTCTTTTAAAGTTACGTTTTCGTTATATAACCAATATGAACCAAGTCCGAGAACCAAAATAATTCCAATGAATATTTGGTTAAACATTTTTAGTCTTCTTCAGATTGTTCAGCTTCTGGTTCTGCAGCAAGGTCAGCTGCCATTTCAACTTCAGGATGTTCCTGAGTCATGTCTTGATACTTTTGATTTAATGCAGCTCTTACACGAGTTGTCATTTCAGCATCAAAAGCTTTCTTAAGGTTAAGTGGATTGTTATCCAACGCGTTAGCGATTATATCATTTACTGGCATTTTATGTTCTCCATACTATATTGTTAGTAAAATTATTTATACATTTTCTAAACGAACCATTAATCTTTCGGCTCGGTTAGTAACTTGTTTGTGCCATCGAGAATCTCTACCCTCAACAGCGGCTTCTTTCCAATCTCCTTTGAGAATGGCTTCATGCATTTTCTTAAATTTGCTTAGTCTTGTTCTTCCCATGTTGAACATCATATTAACTAAGATTTGTTGTACTTCATCAGGTAGGTCTCCGAAGACTCCTTCTTCATACAATTTTTCGCATTCACTGATTGCGATATCTAAATCCTTCTCGAAGCATTCTTTTACTCTGTCTTCGTCAACAGGTGTACCAACTTCTGCTCCGTGTTCTGGATCTGATTCTAATACTAGGTGACCAACTCCAAAAGTAGGATAACCTAGATGGTCAAGATAAACTTCATTAACGACGCCTTCGTCAATTTTTAATTGTTCAAAGACAGCTTCTCTGTCTAATTTTGTATCTCTAAAAAACATTTTGTTCCTCTCTATGTTAACGTCGTTATATCAACAGCAGATGTACCTTGAAATTCTAAAAGGTTTGCTACTATACTTTCCGCGTTATCTTTAATAGTATTATCATAATATGTATCACCGCCTGCATACTCATATCCCCATAAAGCAATGTCAACTGCAGTATTTGCTGTAGAGACTTTTTCTATTTCTGAGTTGGCAAGATCTTCAGCACTCAATACAGCAACCATAGGTTGTACTGCATATACTGAACTTCCGACTGCCACATCATAAGTTTTAACATTAAGTGTTACTTTCTTAATTGTGTTGTCTGAGTCAAACTTTAATACTTCTGCTAATTCAAGTACCTTATCATAACTAGGCATTAAGTAAGCATCTCAAATTCTGCAGATTTGTTTAAGAATGCAATTGCCCATCTGTCATCAGAATCAATAAAGCAATAATGTATTGTACCTTTATCAGGTCCATCTATTACTTCCCAAATCCAACATACCCAGCCATCTTTAAGTTTTTTGTCTGACTGAGCAATTGCACTAAAGAAAGCTTTCATTCTACCTTGAGCACTCCAAAAATGACCGTATCGAATTTCGTCAGACTTCCAAATATCTTTGTACTTGGTTTGAAGGTCTTTGTAATCTTTACCGATTACCATTCTCTTATCTGCCTTTTTACCAAAAGGTACTATTCCCATTCCAAGAACCTTAACTTTACCATCGTAAACAGGCATTCCTGATATACCATAGTTCTTTGCACTGCGTCCTTTCCACATGGGGGTTACAGTTAGACCAGGTCTTAATTTGGCGATAGTAACTTTAGCTTCGTTTAAAGTTTCTTCCCAACGTTTAAAAGATTTCATTTTTATTCCCTTTATTAACCTGCCGCCGAACTCATTGCTTGCTTAGCTGCAGCACGCTCTTTATCGCGTTCTTGTTTACGTTTCTCACGCTCTTTTTCAACTTCATCTTGAGCCTTTTGCCTTTCGGCTTCAGCAGCGTGCTTTAACTTAATTCTTTCTTTTTCCTTGTCTTGACGATCCTTCATCAATTCAAGTTCAGATGCTTGCCTTGCCTTTAATTGAGCTTGAGCAACTGCATCTTCTTTAACATTTACCGTACCCATAATATCTCGAATACGTTTCTTGTGTTTCTTTTGATTCTTTTTAGAAACTCCTGGTTCTCCGTCAGGACCTACTCCTAATCCGGCAATATTTCCACCACCGACATTATTTACAGGTTCTTCTTCCATTTTGCGTTTTGCTGCTTCAGCAATAATCACGCCGTTCTCTTCCAAGAATCTTTCTAAAGCCAAATCTAAATCTTTTTCAATAGATTCTTCAGTTAAATAATTTGTAGCGTCAATTCTTTGCTCTTCTTTAATTAACCAAAGAGCTGCGGCATAACTTGCTAATTTTGTTTGACCGCCTGGTAATTTACTTAAAAGCTTTTTGATATTTAATATCATTTGGTCAAATACACCAAAAGCTTTCTTTTGCTCATTCTTACCAAAGTCCTTACGTTTAATTAAGATATTACCTTTTTCGTCGATAATACCTAATTTATACGCAGGCCAAGTATTAAAAGGCTTTACTAACCTCTTAATAAAAGAATATGCTAAGAATAAATCTACCATTTATATTTCCTTTAACCTTAGTTCGATAAGTTCATCTCCTACAATAGAATTAGAATTTATCATCAATCCATCATATATTAATACCTCAGGCATATAGTTCAAATATTCCACGAACGGTTTTAAAAATTCGTGATACTCATGCAGCCGCATAAATAACATATTTGTTGCCGTAGGACCAAACACATTGAATATTACAATGAGATGGTTCAGAATTAACCTTTCCTTTAAATCGCCATCTTGACGATAACGACTAAAGAGCTTACGCAAATATTGAAAGCGTTTAATATCTTCTTCAAACTCTGACATCTCAGTACACTGAGGATTGTCATAGTTCTTCATCGCGTATAGCAGAAAGGTTGATTCTGTCAAATTCATAACAATAAAAGGCTAACTATTTATTAGTCGCTGTCAGCTACAACTGAGTCGTCACCTGTACCACTTACACCTAAGTCACCAGCATCAACTGCAGATACCTTCATAGGTACCAAACACTCTGCATAATGACGACCGTTTGATGTGTGATACAACCACCAACCTGGACCTGTAAGTCCTTTAGCTCTGTTAGCTGTAACACCTGCTTCTGTCAAGTCAACGAATACTGCGTTGTCTTTATCATTAGACTTATTAGTGTTATTAGCATCATCTTCGAGCCACTTAGGTACTGAAGCTACTGCGTCTGTTTTTCCCCATAGTGCCATTGTTATCTCCTTGTTTTTATTTTATTAACGTTAATAATAAATTTTTATTTTAGAACTTTATATAGTTCATCGACTAAGTCAGCTTTCTTTTTGCGTTTATCCAACTCAATTCCTGCCTTACGACCTTCTTCCTCAAGTCCAGCTTTTGTTAGTTTACCTAACGCAGCTTTAGTAACTTTAGGACCTTTAGCAACAGCAGCCTTCTTTGGCTCCTTTACTGGGTCTACTTTAGCAGGAGTTTCGTTTAGACCAAAAAGCTTTTTAATCCATTCAATCAAAAACATAATTTACTCCTATTATATAATAGAATTAACCGCCGCAGTT